GATAGTATGAAGGAGAAAGCGGCAGAAGGCGGCGCCAATGAGGCTGACGAGCAAAACGGAGAAATGTCGCTGGAGAATCTGGTATTCGTGGTTTTGGGACTTACGTCACGCGTCAGGTTGCACAAGATTTGTGCAATATGGAGCTACCCACGAAACATGCAGAATCTCTTCCTGATGTTGATTCGATTCTTGAAATTGTTGCACAACCTGAGCAGATTTATTTGCGCAATGAGCCTAGTCATATACCTATTGGTGCTAGTACTTTGGTGCACAATAAGGTTATTGCCGAATCCATTTCAGGAATTGTGCGCGAAGCACCATTGAAATTGCCATCTCGATGGAAGTGGAATGTTGATAATAATGATGCGAGTCTTCCTATGTTAGATAACCATCTAGATTTGTTACGACATGACGCCACAATTGTTGCACGACCTTCTGATGAAAATGTTAATGCTGTGGCTAAATGGTTTGCTGATAAGGCTGTTCAACTTCTTGCAACGGTTGATCCTGATTATACGCGACCATTGTCGTTGTCCCAAAATGTATTTGGATTTGGTGTTATCCAGAAATTGCAGCTTGACAAATCATGTGGGTCTACTTCTAAAGGACCATCTCGATGTCCAAAGTCAGAGCATTTTGTTATAGATGGGGAAACTGTCGTGCTGAAGTATTTGCAATCTGCGTTTGACGATGCATGTGCACGGCTCGAGAGAGGTGAGCCACTTGACTCTGCTTTGGGAGATAAAGACCGCATGTATATTCCATCACCAAAAGATGAGTTGCGTAGCGAAGTGTCGCCTGGTGTTGTTAAGCGAGTTCGTACTTTTTACACTGCACCCCTTATGGTAGTGATGCTCATGCGTAAGTATCTATCTTGGTTGGGTGCAACCGCTTCTATGTACCCAATTGAATTTCCAGTTGGCCCAGGCATATCCCCAGTTAAAGATTGGCCCATAATTATGGCCAAGTTGCAGGACTTTGAAGCTTGTTTTGCTGGGGATTTTCATCGATTTGACACAACAAACCACCCTGGATTGAAAGAAGTGTGGCCCACCATAATTGACTACTTGGACACAGATGCCTTCTCTCCAGAGCATAAGAAAGCCATGAAATCAATTTTGCAGGGATTACAGGAGACATTAGTTCCATTTGGTTCTTTTGTTTTTCTCGTCCGTTGTTTGTTGCCATCTGGTATCCCATTGACCAGTGTTCTTGGAGCTATTTTGGCTCGGTTGGTCATTGTTGAAGCCGTTTCTGCCACG